ACCCTCGTATCCTGAGCTTCCACTAGTACCTGAAGAACCGGAGGTTCCATCTATTCCTGATGAACCAGATGTACCACTAGAACCTGATGAACCTGAAGTTCCAGATGACCCATCACTACCGCTAGTTCCCGAAGAGCCAGATGTACCACTTGACCCAGAAGTACCGTCGGTACCAGATGAGCCAGAAGTACCATCGGCACCTGATGAACCAGATGTGCCTGAGCTTCCTGAAGTACCACTAGAACCTGAAGTCCCCCCTGTGATGCTAGCGGTCAAGGCAGAAAACGCGATTTGCCCCGAGGTTCCTGATGTTCCCCCAGTATAGTCTGTTACTATATATAATACATCAGCGGGGGCTGCTGATAATACTATCGGTAAGTCCGTTATTCTTGTTGTTGCCATAACCTATAAATATTTTATTTTTTCTAATTGTTTTTTTTATTTTTTAACATGGATTACAAAATCCTCCTATAACAAATCCATCTGTTCCTATTTGCCACATTCCACAGCCTCCGATATCATTTGTATACCACAAATTATTTCCGTTGAATGGAATTGTAAGCGCAGTATCAGTATACAATGAAACAACTGTTGACCAATTAGGTGAAGAAGAGTAAACTGTTATGGTCAATGTATATGAACCTGAAACGCATGAACTATCACCCGAAGAAATCACATAAGTTGTATAATTTTGTTGAAGTATTATGGGTGAGCCATCTTGAGCAATGAGTTCGAATCCATCTTGGGTAGTTATTGAAATTTCAAATACTGATTCTGTTGGAGTTGGTGTCGGGGTTGTTGTTGGAGTAGCGGTTTGTGTTGGAGTTTCAGTTTGTGTTGGAGTTTGCGTGGCTGTTGATGTTGGAGTTTCAGTTGGTGTTCCTGTAGGAGTTTCCGTAGGGGTTTCAGATGGAGTGTATGTTGGGGTATTCGTTGGAGTAGTTGTGAGTGTTGGAGTTGGTGTAGGCGTTTCACTACCAGATGGCGTAATTGAAGGTGTGGGAGTGTTTGTAGGTGTTTCAGATGGTGTCGCAGTTTGGGATGGGGTTACATTAGGAGTTGGAGTGAAACTAGGTGTTGGAGTTGGGGTAGGTGTAATACAAGGACCTAATTGCACAACAACCCCATTTATCATTTGAGTTCTTGTTTGTGCAGAATACACTGGTGTTGAACCTGTTGTATCTACGTAAACATCAAAGGGACCTATTGCATTTGTATTCGGAGTAATCCGTACAATATAGTTATTACAGGTATCCGCCGAGATTTGTTGTTCTATTAAATTATCACAATTTGGCGCAGTATTGACAACTATAATGGATTGAAGGGGCATTAATTTTTAATAATAAATACCAATTCAAATCCTTTTTATAAAAATAAATGAAAAAAATTTGGATTATATTTCCATTACCATTGCACAGTTTGATTCTGTAGAGTAAATGTCAAAAGCACAAGAGGTTTCTTGGATAGAAATATTTACAATACAATCTACTAAGTCAACCGTTATGTTAAATGCACAACCAAAAACACAATCTAAAATTTTAAATACGGAACAACCACTTGAATCCACCAATGTGAGCATAATTTGTGGTGCTGTTTGGAAAATAGATGGGATAGTAGAATTATAATCCACAGTTGGTGGCACAGTTGAATTTATAGTACCAAGCAATGTTTGATAATTTCCATATACATCGGAAATAAAGACACTAACGGGGTAGGTTGCATTTGTAATTGAATCAATTCTTACCTGTACCATATCAACAACTTATATCGTATTCGATTGCTATGTCGAAGTTTATTATTTGGTTATCCAAAAAAGTGTTTGCGGCATTTTTTTGTATCGTAATCTGATTATTTATTGTATCAACCACAACATTTGATACGCCAGGTACAGATTGTAATAATGTAGTTATTGAATCTATCCAAACATTATCAGCAGGAACATCAACTAATGTCTTAGAAGTATAAAAAGATGTTGAAGCACTAAGACCCACAGGTTCAACGTTTACAATTGCAAAAAATTCTGCTGAATTTAAGATACAATTTGGGTCACCGTCAGTTAAATCAACAAATCCATCATTTAACATTTGTAACAACCCCAAATTTACCTCAGCAGTGATTGGCATTTCTTGGTCTCCAACCAAAAATTCATAATAACCACTCTTTTGACCCAAACATGAAATCTCTGTAGATTGCGAGTAGTAACATCCAACCGAATCAGTAATTGTTAGACTATATGTACCACCTGTCAAACCATTCACAGTTATAGATTGAGGATTCCCTGGTATATTATCTGACCAATTGAAGGTAAATGGCGGAGTACCTGATGATATAAATGCTGTAATTACACCATCTGAACCATTACCACAACTTTCACTATAAAGACTAAACTGAAGAGGGGATGATTGTGAAATAAAAACTGTAGCACCCTTGGTACATCCACTTGAATCAACAACAGAAATAAAATGATTTCCCGATGAAAGATTTGTGACTGTTACCGCAGATTGTGAAGTGTCCAAATCAACCGCCAAACCATCAACGAAATAATTGAAAGGTTCGGTTCCACCTGAGGTTTTGAATATCTCTATCGCACCATTATTTTGACCACAAGTTGTGCCTGTTGAAGCAATATAGATATCAAACAAATCATTTGCAATGACGTAAACATCTTGGGAATAAACACAACTACTATCATCACTGACCACTACGGTATAATCCCCAGTAACAAGACTATAAAATGTATAAATTGGAGAATTCAAAGTCACTGTCTCTGAACTACTATCTGGTTTTATCAAAGTGTAAGTGAATGGGGGTACTCCTTGGAATAAAGATATTTGTATGCTACCATCAGAACTTGAACAATTTGAGTTGGTAGTTGTAACGCTAACAGAACCTATAGATTGTGGTGAAGTTATTGATGTCCCTTCTAAAATTGTACACAATCCAGCGTCTGTAACTTGAAATTGATAATCACCTGCGGGAATATTTGATATAGTGTAGTCCTGTTGATAGGATATTCCTACATCACCTGTTGATGCAGAGTAATAATATGGTGCTGTCCCCCCCGTTATAAAAATTGTCAGTGAACCATCAGAACTAAAACATGAAGGTGTTACCGCACTGAAATATCCGAAACCTAATGGTTCTACTTCTCCAACATATGCGCTCTTAGATTTTTTACAATCGTTTGCATCTGTAACCTCCAAAGTATAATACCCAGTTGTTAGTCCTGTTATACTTGTACCCGTACTTGAATTACTCCAAAAATATGTAAATGGAGGTGTTCCTGTAACACCTGTAACATATAATTTACCTGAGGGGTTCGATATACTCGAACAATAAGAATTTGGTACAACGTAAAATCCAAAATCAACTTCATTAGAGCTTTGAATTATGAAGTCAGAGGTTTTACCTGAACAACCCCCAAAATCAACAACTTCTATATGGTAGGTCGATGCGGATAGCCCATCGAATATTGCAATATTTTGGTCGGTTACTATTGTTTGAAGAATGTTATCAGTGTTATCTACTAGATAATATGTAGTGGTAGAAAAGTTAGAGGTAGAAGTTGCAGAAACTGAACCATTATTCAAATTGCAAGTGGTGGGGAAAATAGAAGTTATTGAACCAGTTACACCGCTCGATACGGATATGTTTACGGTGAAAGAATCATTTTCAGGAACTGAACTATCATTCAACCTTATAGCATAAGTTCCATAATTCAAATTTGTTCTGAGAGACGTACCATTTACCAAATATTCTATCGGTGGTAATGGTGGGTCAACCCACTCTATACTATATGGTGGTGTTCCCCCTGATGGAGTTATACTAATTGCCCCTGACGACGTATGTGAACAATCTCCGGTAATTCCTAATATGTAGTTGAATGGCGTCACTAGCTACAATTTATTGTTAGGTTTATTCCTACATTCAGATAAAGAGTTTGATTCACAAATGCTGGGTTTGATGTTGTATTAAATACTGTTAGAGTATTACCGTTCAAAGTAAAGTTATACCCGAAACTATTCATTTCTGGTAAATACAAAACAAGGGCTTGTCTCCATTCCAAATTCGATGGATAACCATTTGAACCATAACCAGTATAGAACATTTCATTCACTATTGTTTGGTTTCCAATTTTCAAATCCACATACCATTCGGAAACTAAAGTATCAAGTACACACTCATTCAAGGAGATTCCTTGTTCAGCCAAAACTGAATTTAACGATGATAATAATATACTACTGAAATTAGATACGGTTGGGTTACCATTTAACCAGGGGTATATAAAAATACTAACGTATTGTTGGGAAACAGTACCATTGAAAATTCCTGAGGTAATCCTACATGGGTCCTTAACTTTCGGGAGAACTAAACAACCTCTTTGTCTTCTATAAACCAACTTCTGCCTATGAAGAATTGAATTTTCTAATTTTATACCTCCGTTCCAAATGGTTGTTGCAGGAACCATTTGTTCAACTAACTTCATCCAAAACGGACCCAATCCATCAACGTAATCAATTAGTTTTTGATATGTGTAATCATAGTTAGGAAAACCGGTCTGTTGCTCTGAAAGAACATATTTCCACCACAAGGATTGTAAATTAGGATAACCACCGGTTTTACCATCAGTTATGAATTGTCTATTCCTTGTGTTTATCATATTTTGCCAGAAGGTCTGAGCAAATTCGAAAAAGGTTTTCTTTTTGGGTTCTGGATTGACGAAAGTCCAATCTAATCCACCGAGGCTTGGATATCCTACTGTCAAACCTGATTCAGGTATTGGATAATCGTATTGCACAGATTCTCTCCAAACATCAAAAAGTAATCCTTGTGCAGGATTCAGGAATATATCTACGTTTTTAACATTCAGTACTAACTTTTCATTACCCACAAAATAATACGAATTGAAATTGGCATCCCTTGAAATTCTGAATAAGTCATCGTCCGCCAACCAAGACTTTTTATTATCAACTACTCTTTCCAAAGAATATCCCAAAGTCATATATGGAAAATCTCTAAATCTATCCAAGTACTGTTGACCATAGGTAAATGGAACAAGTTGGGTTTGGATGTCGAAATTTTGACCTGTAAATATTTGTCCTGTATTCACTACCTCATCAGGGCTTCTATGGTCAGGTGTTGTTTCATACCACCCAGCACCTAATTGGAAGAAGTACGTTTCAGTGTTTACTGGTGCCTTAGGATAACCCTCGTTATCGACAGGATATTCCCCTCTGAAAACATTTACACTCTCATAGGTTGATGTGGCAGTAAAGGCGCTAAAAACTTGTCCTTGAAATCTATAAGTTACATTAGATAAAGTTGGTAATTGATTTGTATAGGTTCCTCCTGATATGGATGCAAATTGAGACTCAAAATTCTCCATATTGATTCTTTGGTCTGCAAGGTAAATGTGTTCATTATATTCTATTAGTGAATCAGGGGCACCTATGAGTCTGAGTAAAAATTCTATAGATTTCCTTGTACCTTTAGATTTGAAAAGATACGAAGCATTCAGAATTAAATTTCTATAGAAAGCATAATTCAATTCCGTTGGTGTAAGTGCTTTGGCGTATCCAGGGTAGTTCGGCTCGTTTGTATTTCCAAAAATGGATTGAAGAAAATCCTCATCAGTTATGGGAGAAAAATTAGAAGACCAACCCAAAGTTTGAGCTAAGTTTACTAATAGCTGTGAAGGTATATCATTACCTGGATTGTAATTTACTGAGTTCATAAATGCCAATCCATCAATAAATTGTTTTATTTGGTCAAAACTCCTACCATAAATCTGCAATATCTTTTCAACTTTTTGACCAAGAGTATCAAATTCTTTGAATGCATCTGTAACCAAAAATCTTGATATCAAATTAGTTTTATAGGAATCTAGTTCTACCGCAATATCTTGTAATTGAGTTAGGTAATTATCAAAATTCACACCCGCAATATCTAAGTTCCAATTGCCGTTCTTAGGAAACGTAACTTGAGTATACTGTGTGAAGAATTGACCTGTGCTATTTTGTTGTGGTAATTGGAAGAATGCTGTATACTCTGGTTGTGTAAAACGATTCATCAAGAATTGTTCTACCGTATCAAAACTTTCAGCAAAAACTTTGTCTACTATAAAATCGTTTGGTCTTATTAAAAAGTTATCATAAACAGTGGTTGCAGTTGTACCGAATGGTGCACCAGAAACGAAGAAAGATAAAGTTCCTGTTGTAAGCGAAGTCGATGGTGTAAAAGATACAACTTTGAAGATGTCATCATTTATGTTTATACAATAATCTAAATAAGTTCTCGTTAGATTTCTAAGATATGATGTGGTAATTTCTCTAGCAGCAATATTTGTATCTGCACTGAAACTATAATCAATATCAAATGGATTGATGATTCTATCTAATGTAACATCAAATGATGTTTCATCTGCAACTGGGTCATAGACAACGTTTATTGCTGTTGCTCCTGTTGTAAAATCCAAATTAGTGAAAACTACCTCTAACGCTGCGGGGAAATAATTTATAATATGTGTGACAGAAACCTCAAACCTTTTTGACAACGAACCATATAAAGAAAAGTTTAAAACTTGTGATACATCGTAGTTCGGATAAACTCTGAATTGTGATGCTAAAATTCTTCTCGATTCAAAAACATCTTCGATGTTCATACTATCGAGAGTCATAGGTTCAGAAAAGGCACCGACATTAAAGTTTCTGTTTACTTTTTCTGTGACTCCCGCAGTGAAATCAAAATTACCCAAAGTCAAACCCCCTCCATTGACAGTCTGTAAACCAACAATGTTGTCAGCGAAGGTTCCCGAGCCACTTCCTGGCACAGGAGGATAAAAATATTTTTTTTCTTGTGCCATTATGTTGTTATCGTGGTGAAGTTTTTACTAAAATCAATGTTAGTACCTCTACTTTGTTTAACCTCATACAATAGAGCATTAAATTCATTTCTAATCTCATACAGATTGTATTGTCTGTAGATATTATTTTGTGAATCATAGATAGTATAGATACCATCGTCAATTGATTTAGTTTGATTACCATATAAAGCAATACCAAGACTCGATATATCATACTCAACCATTTCAATTTCTATTGTAACAGGATTGAAATAGGTATTAGAAATAATAATACCTTGTGTTGGTTGACCTATATAAGGTGTGGCGTTGGGGTTGTTAGTTGGTGATGATGAAGGTGAAAGTGTTAAAAACAAAAGATTCGAAGTCCCATCTACATATCTGTATCGAATCGCCTTTTGATTTGAGTTTGTTTCGTTTGTTACAACTGGCTCGCAGAAAAAGCAAGAGGTAACCACTCTGAAAAAATTGGGTATCTTAGAACCATCAGGATTTAAATATTCAATTCTAAATCCAACCAATCCTTGTGGAACGAATTTATTTTGATACTCGGCTGGTACATTCCCCAAATCAACTATTATCCCTTTGACCGTGGGTAAGGCACTTAAAACTCCACAATCAGTAATAACAGTTCTGATTTGAGCAGGTCTTAGATATAGTGTATAAATTCCTAAAGCATTGAATTGTTGTGCCGGTAAGCTCAAATTATATAAACCACCTAATACCTCCACACCAGCATTACCACCTGTCTGAGTGTTATTGAAATAAGGTCTCAATATTGTGGGTGCATTTAATCTTGTAAGAGTGAAATCATCTGTAACATCTCTTGATGGCGTATACACCATCAATATTTCTACATCTTCAGGAGAAACATCACTGGGTCTTATTGTACCATATGAACCTATTGCCATAATTTAGTTTTTTTATAAATAGTTATTTTTGATTTTTAGATGGCACTTGCCTTTTCCTCTACGTTGAAAAACCCGTACCCATAGTTTACCATATCTCCAATGTTATCAACCTCTCCGAGTCTCTGAACCCTCTCATATGCACTATTCTTACCCCTCTCAACAAAAACGTCTGTCTGAATTTGAGGTTGGTCTACCGCTTTTATCAAAGTTTCATTTTTTGTAATAGGTTCTGCTGTTAAATTTTGATTCGTGAACCCCGATGAATCTTGGAAGTAGTTAGTAGTGCCGTCTATGTAATCATAGTAATTTATTCCTTGAATTGTATACCCTGTGTATGTTGAAGCAGTAACGAAAATATTACCCCAAATTTGACCATTTGCAATCACTGGTGTGAATAACTCATATTGATTTGGACCATAGAGTTGGAGTTCAGTAAGTCTTGATTTAGATATACCAGAAATTTGAAACGGTACCGTCAAATAATTGTTTGATGTTTGAGCAGCAACTGTGTTTACAGCATCACCCGAGAAAATGTAATCATAACTTATTGGTGTGTTAGCCCAACTACCACCCTGTGGAATAAAAAACGCAGTTCCGTTGGGGTTAGGTGCAATTATGTTTGTAAATGGTGTTGTGATTTCTTTTTTCACCATAGTTTGTCCCCATGGATTTGTCTGTTGTAAAGTGATGGTATAATTTGCGGAAGCTGTTGGATAAGTATGGGACAAAAAGTTTGGAGTAAAATTATTGATGACTTGAAGAGGACTACCGTCTCCCCAATCAACAGTATAAACTGAAAGTTCTAAAAATTTTTGGAATTGGTTAGAGGTATTATAAACATAATAAACATAAGGTGATGTTGTTGTTGACGAAAATATAAAATTAGCCACAACGTCTTTTTGGAGTACAGCACCATCGAATGGACTATAATATCCAACGTCAACAGCAGTTTGAGTTATCAGGATTGGTATTGTCAAACCAGTGAGTAATGAACTACCATTTGGACCGGCACTCAAAACCTGACTCATTCCTGAATACACCCCAACTTCAATACCTCGGTAATTTACTTTGAATAAATCTCCTTGAATATTTTCGGGGGATATTATTATGTTATATATCTCAGACATTATTATGGGTTTATAAATTCATACCAAACAACTGGGTTATTTGGTTGACCGAATCTCACGTTATTCGAATCGAAAATTCTATAAGTCTGAGTCGGATAATCAATTTTCATTATATAATAAAAATATCTTGTTGTATCGAAGGTGAATTGGGAGTTTGGAAAAAAACTTTGTGGTTTGTTCATCATTCTTAAAAAGAAACCAGTCCGAGCATCATAAAATTTTGCCGACATATAAAAGGTACTGATATCCAAAAAATTTCTTTTCTTCAACCAATAAATGAAAAACCCTTCTTTGTCCCCAACGTAATCGAGTTTAAACTTAGGTTTTTTTATATCAACCAAAGCTCTCGGTAAGATTGCTGGTTGTTTTTCACCCTGTTGAGTAGGAATTATTGCAGTGAGATAATTTATTTGTTTTTTCTCGTCTGGAGTATCATAAAAATCCAATTTGAAAAAAGAGTTTGCAAAAGTGTTTCTATAATAATAAACATCAGGTACACTAAATCCGGCAGCCAAATAAGTGTTTACCCAATTGGTTACATTATTTAATGAGGTTCCTGAATGAAAATTGAACTCATAATTTATTTCAGTTTTTAGATTATATGGTTGTCCTGTAAACGGTGCGTGAGCAAATCTTGATAACTCAAAGTCTCTTCCAACACCAATAACCTCAGTTATAATTTCTTCCTCATATAAATCTATACTTTGGTCAATACCCAAATAATCCCAAGACATTTCAATGGGAATTGTCAAAGATTCACTTGTTAAAGATGTGTTTGGGATTTTGTAATTATGCACACTCATCGAATAATGGTTTGATTGGGAAGTTTATACCAAATAGATTATCATTGAAATTCACACCTTCAGGAATCAATCTGAAAACTATTGATGTAAAAGGATAATGGGCACTGTTCAAAAATGGATAATCAACTCCTCTTCCTATATTGTCGAAAAACCCGTAGTCATATAAATCTCTCCATCTGAATTGTCGGTCAGCACTTGAGTAGTATGAATAACTCGGAACGTTATCAACAGACCCAACATTAGCGGTTTCGATGTAATCTGAAAAAACTCTCAAGGCCATCGAATGATGTGGTTTATAGTAATAACCCTCTCTTATCGGTAAATGTGTAAATACGTTTGGATTGAAATTTATCTTATGATAAAGTGGAGAAACTACCCTTTCAATCTGTTCGTAGTTATTCCACTCACAGAAATCCCCATCAATTATATCTCCTACATTCAAATTTTTTGTAAATGCAAAAGTGTAATTTTGTTTGATGTATGTTGAAATTTGTAGATTTGAATTTGAGTTAGTATTATTTCTATCCCAATATGGATTTGTTGGTGATGATAAATTAAACTCCCATCCTCGTTTTATTCCTATTGGGTTAGAAGGGTCGTAGAAATATCCTGTATAACCTTTATGAATTATTGTTAGGAATAATTCACTCAAGGGTCTTTTTTGGTTATCTATTAAAGTTGTAATATCTAAATCATAAGAAGAGGTAACATTGTAAGCATTACTACTAGTTTTTTGAGCAATAGTGGTTATAAGGTTTGGTGTCAAAGAACTAAGCTGTAATTGTTTTTCTTCTAAGAAAATATTTTTTTCGAAACCCGATTTAGTCATTAGAACATCATCAACACCTGTCAATACTTTATTCTGTCTTACATAATAATCTGATGTTGTTTCTAAAAGGTTGTTGGGGTTTACCACTCTTTTGAAAGTACCAACTTTACCGTTATTGAATGTTGTTCCTGTATATCCATAGTTAAATATATTAAAGATGTGCTCATCAGAATCTGTCTGACCATTGCCCAAGGAGTAGACTTCGAACAAATCAACCATCCCATATTTGAAAGACAATTTTACATACTCCCCAACACTCAATCCATGTGGGGCAACACACTGAAATGCAATAACATTACTTCCATTAAAAGTTGTATTTTGAATACTAAATGGAATCCCGTCTTTAGCAATCCAACTATTGATTGAAATCAAATTGGTATACAGAACTTGATTAGGATTATTTTGAAAGGCATAAGAAAAATAATAATTCCAATTGTAGGTATATGCACTTTTTGCATAATAGTCCAAATGTTGGTCATTTATGTCAGGTCTATAAAAATCAAATTCGTAGTATTGTGGAAACCCTTTCCATATGTTTGTTTGGGTTGATTCAAGAGAATTTACATAAAATAAATTATCTCTGAAAGGTGTATAATTAGTCGTACCTGTCAAAGTATTTGAATAGAGATAATTTATTTTAAAAGTTGGTCTGTAAATTCTTGAGGCTTGTCTTTCGGATTCAAAAACATCCTCTAAAGATATTGTTGCATTTCTATCATATTCTGTTATTTGTTGTTGTTTCTCCTCCAAGGTCACCGTAACTTTCTGGTCAACCTTTGGGGCAGATTGATAAGATAAACTAGCCGGTATAATAGTGAATTTATTCATTCGGTAAGTATTTTGTTTTGAATTTATCTAAGGCCGAATTTCCTTTTTTAATACCGAAATAAAATTGATTAGGTGCACCAACCAAAAATTTACTTTGCATCGAACCCCAAGTATTAAAATCATAATCCCCAGAAGCATTCACATTGAAAATATATCCCCTTTGGTATATATCAAATGATGTGTTAGATGGGACAAAATAATTTGGGGTTGTCAAATTTCTACGATTCAGAGATTGATATGGTGAGGTTACTATGTCAGAAATATTTGTAGCCCAATTATTAGTCACATTTCCGAATATGCTGAATTGTACAGGTGGTGGATTTAATTGCCATTGGTAAAACGGAACTTTTTGTGATTTAATACCATAAGGATATGTTATAGCAGGTACACTTGGGTTAGGTCTGAAATTTATTATACCAGGCGATAAGAAGTCTTTATCCTGTAAATCAAACGTGGTGGATGAATAGAATATTCCCATGACGGGATTTGTATTTCCTTGATATAAAAGAACGACTGGATTTGTTCCGGTACTAGAAATCGGGTAGAATTCAGGAGAAAACCCAATTACACCAAATTCCGAATTTATAGAAAATAATTGAGCTAAGTCTGCATCAACCCTAGCTTTAGGACTAGTAATTACAGAAAATCCATTCCTTGTGAAAAATTGATTTATTGCCCTGTCTCTAGATAAAAAATTAAATCTATTTAAAAAGTTATTATCTGCAATTCTCGATATAACAAATAAATTGACCAAATCTGAAGTATCATTATATGATGTAGAATTCAAATTCTGCATTATATATGCGTTAGTGGATGGTTCATAAATTATTTCACCAAAAAAGTTTGCTTTCATTCCCAAGTTAGTGATGGTAGTCGGGAATAAAAGATTTCTGTTATTCAATGCCTCGACATCTGAAATTGTAGACCTACCAATAAATTCAGATGGATTATAATTTCTTATGAAAGGGGATGAACGATAATAAAAATTATTTGTAGTCTCATCAAAATAAATCAACTTTTTTTCAAAAACAGGATATTTTGGTCTGTTGGAACTATCATAAGTTGTGTCCACTTGAATTGGGAATGTAAATAAAGAACCATTTATCCAATTGTTTGTGAAGGACTGTGAAAGAACTCCTCGACAAAGTCCGTAAAAGAATCTAAATCTATAGGCCCATTCTTGGAATGACCTTATATCTTGACGAATACCCGTCAGAGGTTTTTCTAATATTACATAACAACCATTTTGTATTATATCTTTGGTTGGACAATTAGGGTTTACACCAAAACTTGTGCCTTGGTTAGTATAACAGGCAAATGGTACCAAATTAGAACATTCAAATGTGTTGAAAATATTGATACTAGCTGTCTGTCCAGAAATATCAAAAGGTATCACCTCGGCTCCACTTCCAACACCTGCAACTTGAATAACATCTCCCGATATGAAATATTGGTACAAGGAGAAAGCTAAATTTTGTTGACCTATACTAGGGTTTGAATCCCACGTATTTCCATCTAAACTGTCAGATGATGGTATTCGGTCAGTTCTCATTATATTCAAAGTTTTATCGGAAATAGATAAAGGGTTTGCATCTATTGTGGGTTTCAAAACTTTTGTATAATAATCGACAGAAGTATTATTTGGTTTGTTACCATCATCAACAAAATAATAAGCCTCAGAAGAAATGTCCTCGTTCTGATTATATCTACCTGTTGGATTCACGTTAAGGAAATCAAAAGCTCCGTTATAGGTCACAGAAAACAATCCTCTAACACCAGATATTGTACTCGTGAGTGTCAAAGGGGGACTGACAGAAGCGTCATATAATCCATAATAACCAACCGCCCTTGTGTTGAATGACACGAAATCATTGCCAGGTTCGAAGAAATGTGATTTATAGAAAATGTTGTTTTGTTGATTGAATAATTGTACAGAGGTCGATGATGAATTTAGTTTTTGTATAGGTATATTTAATCTTGAGGAAACTTCTATTGTAAAATCATTCTCATTTCCAAAACCCAATAATTTTCCTATACCATATTTGTTTTTAAAAATAGGTGAATATGGGTCTACTCCCCTTTGCATTATTATAATGTATTGGTTATCAAAATTTTCAAAATAATCTGCAAATTTCAAGGGCGGATAAAAGTTTATCGAACCCCACGAGGTTAAAAGTCCTTGTGGTTTAATGTTCCATTTTATTACCATGGATGATTCTAAAATCGACGGTAATGATTCAGAATTGCTGAGATTCCAAATTTGGGATGCTTGTGAAATTGTAATTGCTGTGAGTACTTGAAAATACTCGATGTCTGCAGGATAATTATAATTATTTAAAGTTGAACCCGTACTCAAATTGTATATTCTATTACTTTCCTGTTGTTGTCCTGTGGCGTAATTCACAATATATTGTGAAGGGCCGGGATTTAAGGTTGTTCCTGAAATTCCAGTCGGATAAGACGAATTAGGGATTGACACCGTGTAATTGGTATCATTACTCAAAGTTTGATTGACAAAAGTCAAAAGGGTACCTGAGGGAATCGGTGTGTCGAAAATCAAAGTGAGTGTATTATCAAAATGTTCCACACCAGCGTTGGCTTGATGGTCAAAACTTACAGAAATTCTGTTTACACCATCAAAATATTTTTTTCTTTGGTTAAATAAATTTATCCTCTCCGCCAAAGGTAAATCATCCGAATATGCAAAATACTCATCCCCATTACTAAGGAATATATCGTCCACATACATTGCTTTATATCCTAAAGTATTCTCTTCATCAAATGTGTTAGTTCCGATTACTCTGGATATTGCAGAAGCTAGTACGTCTTTGTCCTCAGTGCTAAACCCACTCAAAAGAGAACTTTGTAATAATTTTTCCACATAACTTGAAGGATTACTAAATCTACTCAAAATACTATATTTGGATGAGGAATCACCTGAATCCAAATCCTCACCACTACAATCACACGATAAACAAGTGGGATAAGTTATACTTGGAAGTTTTATCGGAGGGAATTTTTGTCTATTGACAGCCCTCATTATTAATTCGAAAGAAATAAGCGCACCACCCCATATCGCCGCTTGTCGGGCATATTGACGCGCTTTGTCCCTTGCTTCTGACGCTCTTGCAGAATATTCAGCTTCATTGAAACATTCCGAAATAACTCCTGCCGCACACAATCCCGCAGAAACAGCCTGTCTGGCTCTGAAAGTTATAAATTGAATTCCATATCTTACTGCTTGAATTGTATAATATGATGCTAGCGCCGAGAGTAGTCCTGTAAAAAATTCTTTAAATGGTACCAAAACATTATTCCAGAACCAAGCAAAAATACTTGCAACAACAATCAAAGGAGGGCCTAAAAGTTGTAAAACTTGTAATAGAATGGAAACAATAAAAAATAAAAAATCAAAATTTTTGAATCCTTCATTTACAGGAAATTTATTGACCGTGTCTTGACATTCTTGACTATCAATTTCTTTTATTCCTATGAATCGACCCCTCCCACCATTTTTATATTGGTCAATGAGACCGGCAACAGTATAAACTCTATTATAATCAAATTCATAGAAAGTATCCTCGCAGTTAATTATTTCATCTATTTTTTGACTCGCTTGTGAAGCGGAAAGTCCTTCAGTGTATCCTGACCAATCCAAACCAAAATAATAAGAACTTCTAAGTTCTAAATTAGTTACTGTACTAAAGTTCGGGTCAAACGACGGCACCGTCCAACCGAACTCGCGTATGTTTGGTACTAAATAATACGCCCTCCTTACTTGTTGTGTCAAAGTAGGTGGTTGTTCCCATTTTATTTTAAATCTATATTTTGCTTTGGTAGGGATACCTATAGTTGGGTCGTATGAAACTATTCTTTCCCCAAATTCATTTGTGACTATATAATTCAAATTCATCGGTAGTTCTATCAACCAAGTACCATCTCCGTCAATTACATTACCGTTTTTTTCAATTTCATAAACCTCAAGAATTGGATTTCCACTTAGGTCAACTTGTATTGTTTGTCTAAGAGCAATTATTTGTCCTGGACCTGTGGTCAATCCACATAAATTACCAAAATCATCTCTTGGTCTTGAACCCTTTCTAATTCTGAATTGGTCTGCCGTAGAATACATTGACCCCATGAAAACTGCCGTGGGTTGAATATCAACGTTAGCTTCATTTCTTAAATCAAAGTCAACTCTGTTTATAGCTATTTGACAAACAGCAGGCTCACCCCAAAGTGGAGATACTTCAACAACTTTCGTTAAATTTATAATCTGAGGTAAGGAATTCAAATCTGCGGATGTTCTGAATCTGTTACCAGCAACTTGAGCTTCGGTAGCCAACCCCATTCTGATAAGGTCTTGAGGTGTTAAAGAGAATTCTCCTATGTCAGATAAATCAACATCCATTACTATGGTTTGCTCACCAAGAGGAACTCCCATAATCATGTAATCCCCACTGTCATTAGTTTTTGCAGTTAGTTTGTAATATTTGTCAAAAATTTCGACAGCGGTTTGTCCCGTCAATACATCTAATCTTGATGGTAAAGTACCCGTAGCCGCATGGCCTGTATAAGATGGTTCGTAAGGTAGAAGATTATACCTATACCCATCCTCATTCCTGTCAGACGGTGAATTGTAAGGATATATGGACGATATAACAGGATTTGATTGGTCAATTTGTTCTATTGGAACAAAAATAGCAACTCTTGCATTTGGTATACCTAAGCCATTGTTTGCTGTAACCCTACCCACAACAACACCATAGTCCGCACACAATCTCGAATAAACATCTTGTTGTTGAAGTTTGAGAGATAGAATTTCTAAGAATTCAAATTCTTGAGTTAGCTCTACATTTATTGTTTTTGTAATACCAAGCTCGGTCCTTATACGATAAGATTGACCCATCAAATACTTTTATGATAAATAGTTATTGTGGTATTTTTACAAAATACACACAACCTAATTATAGATTATCTCAAGGGAAAATAAACTTGTTAGGAGAATGTAATTGTTTGGAAGTTCTTCACTGACACTCGAATGTCTTTATTAGGGAATCTAATTTGATAAACCTGATTAGGTTGCGCAAAGATAGTGTCATCAACGGGTTCTATTTGTCTTGTCTCAGGGTCTGAATATCTCATGGAAGTTTCAGCTGAAGAATATTGTCCACCAACCTCGTTAAAAATATCTAGTCCTGCCACGGTTAAAACTCCATTAGTATTTTGTATCTGACTTCTCAACTCAGACAAATAAACATTTTGACCTAATTGTCGTAACTGTGGATTGAAATATGTAGATACTTTATCGATTACAGAAGAAATCACTTGTCCTGAGTTTTGAGCTGAATCCAAAACAATAGATACATCTACACTCAAATCAATCACCTCAGCACTGAAAATTGATATATAATCATTCATCATTCTATAATTTGACAAATAATTTGCAATATTTTGTTTTAAGGTATTGGAGACAATATTCGTAAGTTTACCCTGTGTATCATACGATAGAATTTGAATCAATATTTTATTATCGTTTTCTGTTATTGATACTTTAGCTGGTGCACCAAATTGTGAAGGCATATTCCTGATTATGGATTCATAGTCTTGAACTGTTACAGCTCTTTTTTGTGCAGAAAAATTGAATGATACATAGTTACGAATCTCATCGGTACTTGGCATGTTAGCCCCACCGATTGCCGCAGTTACGTTTGTACATCTCAAAGAGTTTACAACAGCTGTATTGATTGTTTCAGATGGACCGTTCACAAAAAATGAAACTGTGCCAACTTGATTGATTACATTTGTACCTAAGTTAGTATTCAATCCTCCACCCACTCTATACTGAATGAACAAAGTGGAATTAGGTCTCAAAGCTGCACCTAAAGAAATATTATTAGAATACTTTTGGATATTCAAAGTGGTACCTAACGTAGTGAATTGGTCCAAGGCATCCTGTGCAGTATTTGTACCACCACCGAAAGTCATTTTTTTAAAACCCTCAGAGGTGTATTCGGTAATAAACCTATTTTGAGTTTGTATATATCTTCCAACTTTGATTCCTGGTTGGTCTGATACTTTAGTAGGGTCTTCTACAAATACTCTATCCTCAGCTAAGGCGTCAACTTCATACCATCTATTTGCCGCACCAAGAAACTCAGCTGTTGTAGGAATGTTTGTATATTGTGTTCCATCCTTCAACAATACACTTGTAATACCCAAAACATTTTTTTCAGGTAGAAACAACTCAAAGAATGGTTTTACATCACTTGGTGTTATTACTCTTTTGAATACTTTTGTAATTCCGTTTACAACTATTTCTCTTTTGGTAATGGTATAGTTTACTAAAATCCCATTACTATTGAAATTGGGTATTTTAACTCTATTGGGAAAACCTTGAGAATTGTATGGAGATGAGAAATCAATATCCTCAACATTTTCAAAAACCAATCCAGAACCTATAATTTGAGAACCTCTCACCAAAGTTCCAAGGTATCTCTCATCTTCTTTATCTCCAAACGCCGGAACCGTAATTGAAAAATCCACTAATGATACCGATGGTCTCATTCCAGGGATTTTCAAACCGTAGGTTCTCGCTATGTTATATATAGAAGTTTTTTGTTGTGCGTATTGTAAAACAGTCTCTTGAATACTTCTATCTATATGGTAATGTAAGTTATCGGCAACCGCTGCATTCAAATCTAAGAATACAGAAAATACTGATGCATCATTGAAATCTTGAATCAGTTCAGGGTAATAAGTCCTTACGTAATTTTGTAGTTCAACCCTGATTGACGCAAAGTCCCTTGACGTATATGATATTTGACGGTTAGCCATTATTTTTAAATATTGATAATTATAAAATCACTTTCGGCAAATGTTTGAGCATTTGTGGAATAATCTATTTTTATTTTTGCAGTATACTCGGCTGTACCCCTTCCAGGTAGTCTGTAAACATCATAAAGTCTTGCAGTTTCATCCGCAGTTATTTGACCCATTTCCATGTTGACCTCCATGGATTCATCAGCCGGTTCGATGGTAATTTGATTCACCAATAAATTTGGCATAAATCTTTGTATCGCATCTCTTATATCTGACTCTATAGCTTGGAATGTCAAACCGTCCAAAGGTTCGAAAACAAATTCGTATATTCTAGTTCCGAATTCAGGTAAATAATATCTAGAACCCTTCCTCGTCAGAATAAGATGAATTAAATCAGCTCTTATTTGTTGAGAGGTATACTCAGTCAGCTCAAGAAAGTCCCCTCTGAAAGAATCGTTGAATGGGAATTTTATACCATAGGTTGTTCCGTCTGCCATATCCCATAAATATACTTTGATTATTTTTTTATTAAAGTATTACCCTTTTTCCACTTAGGGTCATATGGACAGTGTCTACATCCATTCCCACAACATTGTCCCCTTCGAATATGGAACTCTTCTGTGAAAATTATTCTGTCACCTTCGCTATAATACAAAGGGAGAAGTTTTTCTGACTTCTCCCCTTTATTTTTATCATTTTTTTTCATTAGACAAATTTTACTTCACAAGCTCCACCGGCACAAGCCGCTTCGCCTGATAAGTCTGTATTATCATCTACTTCTACGATTTTTGATAAATCCACGTCGTGTAACGTTTTCATCAACTCCTCGTATTTTTCTTTCGAACAATCTTCGAATGGTGCTTGAATATAAGTTCCTCCATCGTATGGTAATACCGATAATCCGTTATAATATTCTTTATTCTCCCACATCCACTCTCCTACAGCAGGCCACTCGTGTTCACGAATGGAAACTGTTGCAGATACGTTGTGAGCATTTGAACCACTTCTGTGACCTGGTTTAATCCACTCTTGTTGAACTCTTTTTACTCTTTCAAGAAGTTGAATTGGTGATTCGTTTCTCAGGATTGACCCTTCGGGTGCTTTTTGTGGAATACCAATTACTGCAGTATCGTGTGGTCTGAAATATTCATCCTCAACTAACTCTGAGTGATTATCTTTTAAGTAAGAATAGATTGATTCATTTTTACCAACTCTAACCCTTCTTATGTAATAATCATTGTGCCAAGCATGGATACCTGATGATGTACCTAATGTAAGTGAAGTTGTACCTGCTGGTTTAACTGTTGTTGTTCTCGCCGCAGGGTTGATACCAATAACGTCAGCAACTCTTTTATTTTCTTCTTTAACAACTTTAGCCGCCGCTTTCATATTTAAACCCAACACTGCACCTGAACCGATACCTGTCATTGAAATTCCAATCAAAGCATCTTTCTCGGTTGTTCTTTGCCAAATAGGTCTAAGATAATGGAAATCAGTATATCC